AGCGGCAGGCGCAGCAGGCAGCGGAGTGCGAGCGGTGAGCAGCACCCACGCCAAGATGGCCGCCGTAACGCTGATGGTCGTCAAGGCCCCGCGCACCGCCGGCGGACTCGCCCATCTGCTCGGCATCGATGTGCACACGTCGCTGCACATCCTGAACGCGCTGGTCGAGGAGGGACTCGTCGACGACTCCCAGACCCGCCCGCGCAAGCATGTCGGAGGGAAAGCTCCGCGGCTGTATCGGTGGACTGGAGGTGCGGCGTGATCCTCGCAATCGACCCGGGAACATCGCAGTCCGGCTGGGTGCTGTTCGACGCCGGCCGCGTCCGCGCATCCGACGTGTCACCGAACGACTTCGTCTTGGAGCGCATCCGCAACATCGGCGGCTACATCGCGGCAGGGCTGCACGAGCCGGTGACGCTTGCCGTCGAGCGTTTCGAGGCCCGCGGCATGCCCATCGGAGACGAGTCGGTCGAGACGATCCTCTGGACCGGCCGCTTCGTCCAGGCTTGGCACAAGCCCGACCATGTCGTCCGCATCAAGCGCAGCGCCGTCAAGTTGGCCTTGTGCGGCAGCGCGCGCGCGAAGGACGCGAACATCCGGCAGGCGCTCATCGACCGGATCGGCGCACCAGGCACCAAGAAGCACCCAGGTGCGACCTACGGCGTCACATCGCACGCCTGGGCCGCGCTGGCGGTTGCCGTCGTGGCGACGCAGCAGAGGCAGGAGGCCACCGCATGATCCAGGAACTCACGATCGACTGGTACACGCTCCTGCAGCAGATCATGGAGCGCGGACTGAGCCTCGACGCCATCGGAAAGCGACTCGGCGGCTACATGATCTCTCGCCGCGCGATGGACTGCTACCGCTCCGGCGTCCAGCCGCTGCACTGGCGCGGCGAGGCAATGGTCCGGCTCTGGTGCGATATCACCGGCAACCCACGAGAGCAGGCCCCGACCGCTCAGGTAGTCCGCGGCCACCGCGCCGCACGCAACGACCGCCGGCTCGTCATCGTTCGCCTGCCGCAGTGGCCACCTGCGCCGGCTCCTGCGGTCAAGCCGGCGAAGAAGCGCAAGGGCAAGATCGCACAGTGCGAGGCGGTGTGACATGGCCGGCAAAGGAAGGCCGAAGACAGGCGGCGGATCGCGCAGAGGCAGGCCCAACAAGTCGACCGCCGAGCTGAAGGACATGATCCTCGGCGCGCTGTCCGATGCCGGAGGCCAGGCGTACCTGCAGAAGCAGGCCAAGGAACAACCCGCTGCGTTCCTGACGCTCATCGGCAAGGTACTGCCGAAGGACTTGAACCTGGCGGGAAACGTCGCGCTGAAGGTGACGTTGGTTCCGCGTGATGGTCAGCATTGACAGCATTGACAAGGTTGACGACGTTGACAAGGTTGACGAATTAAGGAGCCACCCAGTGAAGGATGAAGTCAGCAAGATTCTCGCGGTCGAAGAACTGCGCAGCCTGCGGCGCGCTGAGTTCTGGTCTGCGTCGGACGACGTGTTGTTCACCCGCGAACATGTGGCCGCGGTGCGTCACATGTCCGAGGCGACGCTGGAGGTCGAGGCGATGAAGGGTGGCGGCGTGCCGTACATCCGCATCGGGCGCCGCGCTCTGTACCGGAAGCGCGACGTGCTGGCCTGGCTGGAGGCCAACGGGCGGCGCGTGGAGAACACCGCGCAGCTTCGTGATGAGTAGCTTGGAGATCGAGTACCAGGCCCCGGGCCCAGTCGCCGAAGCGTTCCTGCGGTCATCCGCATTCATCCGCGGCATCCGAGGCCCGATCGGCAGCGGCAAGAGCACGGCATGCTGCGTGGACATCGTCGGCCGCGCAACCGAGCAAAGGCCCAGCCCTGACGGAGTGCGTCGCACGCGCTGGGCGATCATCCGAAACACCTACCCCGAACTGCGCACCACAACGATGAAGACGTGGTTCGGCATCGTCCCGCAGCAGATCGGCCAGTGGAAGGACGAAGGCCCGCCGACGCACCGCATCAGCGGAGACGGAATTGACATGGAGGTGATGTTCCTGGCCCTTGATCGGCCAGACGACATCAAGAAGGTCTTGTCGCTGGAGATCACCGGCGCGTGGATCAACGAAGCGCGCGAGGTGCCGAAGGCCATCCTCGACGCCCTGACCGGCCGCGTCGGGCGCTACCCGGCCGCCAAGGACGGCGGCGCGTCGTGGTTCGGCGTGCTGATGGACACCAACCCACCCGACGTGGATCACTGGTGGTATCGGCTGGCCGAGGAGCAGCGCCCACCAGAGCACGAGTGGTTCGCGCAGCCGTCGGGGCTGTCTGCCGAAGCGGAGAACCTGCGCAACCTGCCAGATCGCTACTACGCAAGAGCCGTGGCCGGCAAGAACGACGACTGGATCAAGGTCTACGTCCGAGGCGAGTACGGCTTCGCGATGGACGGCAAGCCGGTCTACATCGAGTACAGCGACAACCTGCACGCCCGCGACCTGACATACGACCCGAAGCTGCCGTTGCACATCGGCATGGACTTCGGGTTGACGCCGGCGGCCACCTTCGGCCAGCGCGACCCAATGGGCGGCTGGCGCGTGCTGTCGGAACTGGTGGCCACCGACATGGGCGCCGAGCGGTTCGCGCAGCAGATCAAGTTGCACCTGGCCGACAATTACCTCGGCGCGCAGCTGGCCAGCGTCACCGGCGACCCGGCCGGCGAGGCGCGAGTCGGGACCGACGAGAAGACGGTCTTCCAGGTGCTGCGTGCCAACGAGGTGAACGCCCGGCCGGCGCCGTCGAACGACTTCACGGTGCGCCGCGAGGCCGTGGCTCGGTGCCTGACGCGGCTGATAGGACCCGTGCCCGGCCTGCTGGTATCGACGCGGTGCATCCTGCTGCGCAAAGCGATGGCCGGCGGATACTGCTTCCGCCGCATCCAGGTGGCCGGCGAGGAACGGTTCGTCGACCGACCGGACAAGGGCCCGCTGTCGCACGTTGCCGAATCGCTGCAGTACATGCTGCTGGGAGCCGGAGACGGCGCCGCGGTGACTCGGGCGCCGCAGCACACCAGGCGCAGCGCGCCGCAGGCCAGCACCTACACAGTCCTGGACTGACGCAATCCGTTTCCGCGCGGCTTGCGCACGATACGGCACCGACCCGACGAGGTGCCGATGTCGTTTCTCATGCCCAAAGCGCCCGCGATGGCGCCCCCGCCACCGCCGCCCGTGATCGAGGACACCGCGGCCAAAGCCCAGGAGCAGGCCGACATGCTGCGCCGGCGCAAGGGCCGCGCGTCGTCCATCCTGACCGACAAGGGCGGCAGCGTGCCGCAGACGGCCAGCAAGACGCTGCTGGGGCAATGACCCTCGACGACCTCTTTCGCCGCTTCGAGTCGCTCAAGGCAGGCCGCGCGAACTTCGAGGAACAGTGGCAGCAGATCGCCGAGCGCGTGCTGCCGCAGATGGCCGACTTCACCTCGAGCCGCGCTCCGGGTGAGCGCCGCACCGAGCGCATGTTCGACGCGACGGCATCGCTCGCAGCGGTCAAGGCCGTGGCCGCGATCCAGTCGTTCACCACGCCCTCGAACCAGCGCTACCAGCGCCTGACGACCGACGACGAATCGCTCAACCGCGTGCAGCGCGTGAAGGCGTACTTCGACGAGGTCACCGACATCCTGTTCCGCGCGCGCTACTCGCAGCGTGCCGGCTTCGAGTCGCAGAACGGCGAGTCGATGCTGCAGTTCTTCGTGTTCGGCACGGGCCTGCTGTTCGTCGACGAGGACATCAAACGGCAGACGCTCACCTACAAGTCGATCCACCTCGGGCAGGCGATGCTGGCCGAGGGGCCTAGCGGCTTGGTGGACACCGTCTACCGGTGCTGGCAGATGTCGCTGCGCAACATCGAGGCACGGTGGCCGGGCAAGCTGCCCGATGCGCTGCGCAACCGCCTGGCGCAGGCCCCTGACGACACCGTCGAGGTTGCGCACGCCACCCTGCCGCGCGACGACTACGACCCGAGCCAGGCTGGCAACCGACGCTTTCCGATCGCGTGCGTGTACTGGCTGCCCGGCCAGAAGCACCTGCTGCAGGAGTCGGGCTACCACTCGTGGCCCTACGCCGTGGCGCGGTACATGACCACGCCGGGCGAGGTCTATGGGCGTTCGCCGGCCTGGCTGGCGATGTCGAACATCCGTGTGCTCAACACCATGAAGCGCACGACGCTGGCCGCGGCGCAGAAGGTGGCCGACCCGCCGCTGCTGGCGGCCGAGGACGGCGTGCTGGGCGCGTTTTCCCAGGCGCCCGGCTACCTGAACATGGGCGGGCTGGACGCGAGCGGTACGCAACTGGTGAAGCCGCTGATCTCTGGCGGCGACGTGCGCCTAAGCCTGGAGATGATGGACAAGGAGCGCGAGATCATCGCCGGGGCCTTCCTGATGGACGTGTTCCGCGCGCTGGTCGAGAACCCGCAGATGACCGCCACGCAGGCGATGGAACTGCTGCAGGAGCGCGCGACCGTCATGGCGCCGATCGTCGGTCGCATCGAGGCCGAGGGCCTGGGGCCGCAGACCGAGCGCGAACTCGACCTGCTGGCGCGCGGCAACCAACTGCCGCCGATGCCGCCGGAACTGGTCGAGGCGCAGGGCGAGTACCGGATCGAGTACACCTCGCCGGCGCGCAAGGCCATGCGCTCGAGCGAGGGCATCGCGATCACCAGGACGCTGGAGTCGGTCATCCCGCTGGCGCAGGTCAAGCCCGAACTGCTGGACGTGTTCGACCTCGACGAGGCCGCGCGCGAGCTGGGCGAGATCAACGGCATGCCGGCCAAGTTGATCCGCGACGCGAAGGCGATGGCGGCGATCAAGGCCGACCGAGCGAACCAGCAGCAGGCCGCGTCGCTGCTCGAGGCCGCGCCTGTCGTGTCGCAGACCGCCGCGAACCTGGCCAAGCTGCAGGCGGCCGGCGGGCTACAGCCCGGGTTTGCCTGATGCTGCGCGCTGACTTGGCCGCGCTGGAGCGGATCAAGGAGGAGCGGCGCATCGAGGAGCTGCTGAACGCGGCTCGCGCGGCGATCCCGGTCGCGTACTACTCGACGGTGCAGGACGAGGGCGCCGCGCTCACGCAGCGTGCGGTGCTGAACTTCACCGGCGCCGGCGTTACGGCCAGCGACTCGGGCGGCAAGACGGTCGTGAACATCCCGGGCGGGGCGGGCGCAGCGTGGTCGACGACGACGGTCGACTTCGGCGCCACCCCCGTGGCCGAGGCCACGTTCACGATCGTGGACGCCACCGTCGGCGTCGGCTCGATCATCCCGCTGGTTGTGTCCGGCGGCGACAGCACGGCCGACAACGATGCGCTGGCTCACGCGGAGGCCGCGCTTCGGTTCTGCATGGCGGCAACCCCTGCCGCCGGGTCGTTCGACCTGTACGTCATGGTCCTGGGCGGGCTTGTCACCGGCACGTTCGACGTGCGCTACAAAGTGGAGAGCTAGCCATGTCCTGGCTGCACAAGATCATCGGGTACGTCACCGGCAACGGCGTCGAGGTCACGTCCAACAACCGGATGAAGGTCGACCTCGAGACAGACGTGAACACCAACCCGGCCCAGGTCGGCGCGGTTCGCGTCTTCAGCGAGAACGACCCCGGCGACGTGTCCGGCACTGCCTACCTGAAGTCCCCGGAAACGTCCGGCGACTACCGGCTGCGCGTGGGCATGGACACGGTGCTCTGGCAGTACACCTTCAACGCGACGAGCCAGAACACCAGCCAGTGGAAGCACGCCTTCACGACGATGACGATGACCCAGTCCGCTGGGTTCCTCAACGTCAACGCCGCAGGCACGTCGACCGTGTCGGGTAACTACGCGCAGCTGCAGACCTGGAAGCACTTCCCGCTGTGGTCGACGATCGCCCCGATCTGCATCGAGTTCACCGGGCAGATCACCGCGTCGCCTACGGCCAACGAAGTGCTTCTGTTCGGCCTGGCCATTCCCAACGCCGCGGCCGAGCCCATCGACGGGGTGTGGTTCGAGTTGAACACTGCGGGCCTCAAGGGCTGCCAGAAGTACAACTCGGGCACGACCCAGAAGACGACGCTCATCGCCGATCCGGCCACCATTGCGCTGAACACGAACAAGAAGTTCGTGATCGTGATCGCCGAGCGCGAGATCGAGTTCTGGATCGACGACGTGTTCTACGGAGAGTCGACCATCCCGGCGGCGCAGTCGCAGCCGTTCATCACCACAGCGCTGCCGGTCTTCATCACGAAGTACAACAGCAACACCATCGGGTCGTCGCCCAACCTCATCGCCAAGTTCGGCGACGTGACGGTGTCGATCATGGACATCGCCACACACAAGCCGTGGGCGCACCAACTGGCTGGGGCCGGTCTATCGGGGCAGGGCCAGGACGGCGGCACGATGGGCGCCAACACGTTCTTCACGAACAGCGCCCTGCCGACGACGGCACTGCCGGTCAATACCGCGCTGACCGCCAACCTGCCGACAGGCCTGGCAGGCGGCCGGGGCCTTGCGACGCTGTGGAACGTCGCGGCCACCGACATGGTGATGACGCAGGCGCAGAACCCCGCCGGCGGCGTCAACCAGACGCCTCGCACACTGTTCATCACCAGGGTCACCATTTCCGCGGTCACCGCAACGGCAGCCTGGACGGCCCCTGCTGCGGGCCAGCACTCGCTGCTGTGGGGCATCTACTGGGGTGGCACCGCCGTATCGCTCGCGCAGGCGGAATCCGCATCGTTCACGACGGCAACTGCCAAGGCGCATCGACGCAGGTTCCTTGGGTTCATGAACTGGGCAACTGGCGCGGCTGCCATCGGAGTGCCGCCGGATCGAGGCCCCATCACGGTCACGTTCGACGCTCCGATCGTCGTGCACCCGGGCGACTACGTCGGCCTGTTCGCGCAGATGCACAACGGCGCCGCGGTGGCCACCGGCGGCCTGCTGTTCACCTACGACTTCGACCACTACTACCAGTGATCAGCCCCGTCGAGTTCGTCCGCTCCCGGCTGCGTGATCGCCGCTGGGCCTACAAGGCGCTGTTCCTGCGCGACGACGGAAAGACGCCGAACGCCGCGGCCGAGATCGTGCTGCGCGACCTGGCGCGGATCTGCTACGCCAACAAGACCACAGCGATGCCCACGGACCGGGCCGCTGCGGTCGCCGAGGGTCGCCGCCAGGTGTGGCTGCACATCCAGCAGTGCATGCGCCTGAGCGACGACCAGATCCAGCAACTGACCCAGGAAAGGGACATCGAATGACCGACCCCACGACCCCCGCGCCGACCGACCCCGCAGCGCCTGCAGCACCGGCAGCGCCGGCCGGCCACGGCATCGCATGGCTGCCCGCCGACGCCGACGCCGAACTGGTCGGCCACGTCCAGAACAAGGCGTGGGGCAGTCCGGTCGACGCGGTCAAGGGCGCGCGCGAACTGGAGAAATTGCTCGGAGCCGATCGCGCCGGGCGCACCGTCACCGTTCCCAAGGACGACGCGCCGCCCGAGGAGTGGGCCAAGTTCCACGACCGCCTGGGGCGGCCAGGCGCTCCCGAGCAGTACAAGCTGGCCGTCCCCGAAGGCATGCCGGCCGAGTTCGCCAAGGCCGCGGCGGCCAAGTTCCACGAACTGGGGCTGACCGCGCGCCAGGCCGAGGCGCTGTCGAAGTGGTGGAACGATTCCGGCACGCAGCAGACCGCAGCGCAGGAAGCCGCGATGCAGGCGACGCTGGAGGCCGAGCACAAGGCGCTGGAGAAGGACTGGGGCACCGGACCGGATGCGGCGGCCCGGCGCGAACTGGCGCGGCGCGCGGCCGTGCACCTCGGCCTGGACGAGTCGGCGATCGACGGCATCGAGCGCACGGCCGGATATGCCAAGACGCTGAAAGCGCTGGCCAAGGTCGGGGACATGCTGCGCGAAGGCGGCATCGAAGGCGCCGGCGAGGTGGGCACGTTCGGCAACACGCCCGAAGGCGCCAAGGCCAAGCGGGCGCAGCTGATGGCCGACAAGGAGTGGGTGAAGCGCGCGATGGTGCCCAACTCTCGCGAGTGGGCCGAACTGCAGAAGCTCGACGGGATCATCGTCGCCTCGATGTCGAACGCCTGACCGATCTCCCTCGGTGTGGAAGTTGAGCCGGCCTGTGCGCCGGCTCTTTTTTCGACGCAATCCGTTTCCATCGGCGCTCGGCACGATTGCATCCGACGACCGAAAGGCGAAGGCGGACACGGGGCACGAACGCCCCCCCGATGGCGGCGCAGGAAGTGGCGACGAGTGGCGCGCGTAACGCGCAAGCGAGGCCCCCGCAAGGGACACGCCGGGCGAGCAACTCAGCCAACCGTTTTCATTGAGGAGCGCCCACCATGGCCACCGGTTCCAACGCTTTCTACAGCCAGCAATACGCCTCGGCTGTCGAACTCCTGGCGCAGCAGATGCGCCCCCGCATCGCCACCCTGTTCACGCCGATGACGGCCGTGGGCAAGGCAGCGACCGCCGTCAACCAGATCGACGCCTTCGAGGCCGACGAGCGCACCGCGCTGTACGACGACATTGTGTTCGGCGAGCCGACGCACAACCGCCCGTGGGTCTACCCGCGGCACTTCGACAAGGCCATCCCGTTCGACAGCATCGAGCAGATGCAGATGAACGCCAACCCGACCAGCGAGTACGTCTCGGGTGTCGTGGCGGCGCTGAACCGCAAGATGGACGACGAGGCGATCCGCGCGTTCTTCGACGCGCGCAACGTCGGCGAGTCGGGGTCCACGTCGGACAGCTTCTCGGCATCGTTCCAGGTGTCCGTGTCCACCGGCGGCACGACCTCGGGCCTGAACGTCGAGAAGCTGCAGAACGCCCTGCAGATCCTGCGCGAGAACGAGGTCGGCGTCGAGGACGGCGAGACGCTGTACTGCGCCGTCGCGCCGAAGCAGGAACGCAACCTGATGAACGAGATCGAGATCACCTCGAGCGACTTCACGGCCAAGCGCATCCTGGACGCTGGAACGCTGAACGGCATGACCTACATGGGCATCACGTTCATCGTCACCAACCGCCTGCTGGTGGACGGCTCCAGCTACCGCCGGTGCCCGGTCTGGGCGCCCCGCGGCATGGCCTTCTGCACCTGGAACGGCGGCATCCAGACCAACGTGTCGCAGCGCACCGACAAGCGCGGCCAGCCCTGGCAGGTCTACGGGCAGGGCCACTTCGGCGCGGTGCGTCGGGACGCGAAGCGCGTCGTCGAGATCAAGTGCTCCGAAGCCTGATCGCCACCCACTGAACAAGGAGCCACATCATGGCAGTCGTCACCCTCAAGAGCACGGCGATCACCAACGCCACCGCGACGCCCCGCGTCGCCAACACGGCCGGAAACGAGCACGGCCGCATCCACCGGTCGCAGGGCTTCGCGGTCATCGCGAACGGCGACTCGGTCGGTTCGACCTACCGCCTGGCGCGCATCCGGTCGTCGGACTTCATGGACCAGATCCTGGTCTACAGCCCGGACATCGGCACGACCACGGCGGGCGACCTGGGCCTGTACGACACGACCACGCACAGCAACGGCGGAACGGTCGTGGACGCGGACTTCTTCGCCTCGGCGGTCAGCCTGAACGCGGGCGCGCTGAACGGCTCGGACATCACGTTCGAGGCGGCAGCGGCCGGCGGCCTGATCACCAACGCCGAGAAGCGCGTCTGGGAAGCGCTGGGCCTCACGTCGGACCCGAGCAAGGAGTACGACATCGTGCTGACGCTGACCGGTGCGGCGGACGCGGCCGGCACGGCGCTGTTCCGCTTCTACATCGCCAGCGGCGACTGATCGACGAGGGGGCTTCGGCCCCCTCCTCCCAACTGGAGGCCCTGATGGCAGACCGTTTCTACTACTGCGAGTTCGGCGCCGACAAGGTGGCTGTGACCGAGGCCGGCGTCGACAGCGCGGCGGCCGACGTGTCGGTGCGCATCACCTACGACGCGACGAACAACTCCAAGCACGCGGCCATCCAGGCGCTGGAGCAGATCCGCTCGCGGATCATCGAAGACACCTGGCCGCCGAACTGATATGCCGACCCTCCTGAGCAATGCCAGCAGCACCGGGTCGGGCGTCACATGGGACGGCGGCACCGGTGTTTTCGCATGTGCTGGCACGTTCGCCGGCGCAACCGTCACGCTTCAGGTGCTGGGACCGGACGGGTCGACCTGGCTGACCGTTGGGGCGAGCACGACCCTGGCCGCATCTGGCCTGGGTGGCTTCGTCCTGCCGCCGGGGAAGATCCGCGCTCTGGTGGCCGGCGGCCCACCCTCCGGCCTGTACGCACAAGCCGACAGGGTGCGCAGTGACTAACACCACGTTCCCGACAGACTCGATTCGGTGGTTCAGCAACTCCCAGTCCAACCGCGGCGCGGCTGGCACTGAATCGCTGACGCTCAGCCCGGGCTCGTTCACCTTCACAGGGGGCGCCGGCCGCTTTGCGCTGAACCATCAAACCGTGTGGCATCCGCTGCTGGCAAACATGCCGGCGTTCGCGGGCGCGCGGCCAGTTGTCAATTGGATGATCAACTCGGACACGCCGGGAAGCCCGACGGCGTGGACGACCGTTGCCGGCGGCGAGAACAGCACCACTGCCACCACCGACACGTACAACGGCGCCACCATCGGCGCGTTGAACGTCAACCACACCGCAGGCACGCAGGGCGGACCGTACCTCAACGGGTATTCAGGAAACTGGTTCGGGGCGACGGTAGCCGCATCTCCGTATGCCTCTGGGCAGTGGGCTGCCGTCAACGGATGGGCGCCTGGAACCATCATGGTCGCCCGTGCGCTCGTTCGCTTGTCCGCTGGCTCGGTGACGACGTGGGCGGTTTACCAGCGGGCTCGCGACAATAGCGTAGCGCCGACCGAAAGCCAGGGCGGCACGTTCACGATGCCGTCGTCGTTCGTGACCGTATCGGCGGCGATGGAGCAGAGCGCGGCGTATACGGCCCTCGCCACTCGGATGGAACAGCAGGGCACTGGCGCGACCGATTCGCGGGTGGCCCTTGTGCAGCTGGAGGACATGACCGGCGATAAGGGTCCGTATGTCCCGGGCGAATACGTGCCCAGCAGCGCCACGCCGGGGTGGCGGTGGTTCGGCACGGCGAAGAACGTGTCACGTACGAACAGCACGTACATCACGAACTGGACGACGATGGTGCCGGTCAAAGACCCGGCCGTGAGCCTGACAAGTTCGGCTGGCTTTGTGACCGATGGGACGGGCGCTGCGCTGCCGGGCCTTGCGGGCCTGGTGATGGAGCCTGCCGCGTCGAACATCGCTGGCGGCTGGAACACGTTGGCGTGCATCGGCAGTTTCAAGAGCAGCGGCGCGATCAGTTCGCCAGTGGGTGCTGTGGGCACCCGGCCCTGGGCGGCTGGCGTGACGACCATCTACTACGAAGCCGCGAGCGGCATGATGGTCGGCAACTTCAACGGGACCGCGCCGACCGACATCACCTGCACGCTGAACGGCGTTTCTGCGGGCAACGACAGCATCGACTCGACGACGACGAACTTCGTCACGGCGGGGTTCCGGGTCGGCATGACGATCTGGCTCTGGCGGGCTGACACGCTGACCTTCGGCCCGATGCCTGTCGCCTCCGTGACGGCGACAAAGTTGGGGTTGACCGGGACTTTCTTCGGGGTCACCCGAGCCAGCGGAACGGCGACGCGGATCATGCGCTGCCCGGGCAATGGCGACAACATCCTCCTGTGCCTGAACGACGGGACAGGGCACAGGACGACGGTCAGCGGCGCTGTGACGCTGCCGGCTGCTGGCGCGTGGGTTGCGAAGGCTGGCGTGACCGTCCCCATCACGGCAGGCCCGCCGAGCAATGGCGGCTGGGCGACAGGCTCCACCGACAACGGCATCAAAGGCTACTACTGGAAGGACCACACCGACTTCGGCATCAGCATCGCGGGCGGCACGGGAGTGACCTGCAAGCCGATCCTGGACCGTCAGGCCCTCATCGACGCGGGTCTGGGCTACCTGTGCCCGAACGGCATTGCGCTCGAGATCTTCGGCGGATCGGGTGCGACGACCACAGTCGCGCTGGCCGGAACCTCTGCCCTCGGTGCCGCGACCCGCGACACGCGCATCTCCGTCTATGCCAAGAAGGTCAGCGGCACGGACATGCGCATCAAGCTGGAGAACGGCGCGCACACCAACTTCACGGCGCTCTCTGGTTCGACGTGGACCCGGTACACCTGTACAGAAACCAGCATCGGCACGCAGAACATCCCGACGATCTCCAACGTCACCGCAGGATCGACGACCTACGTCATCCTGTGGCAGACGGAGCAGGCTGCGGCAAGCGAAACCGGCGTCACCTCATCGCCAATCGTGACCTTCGGGGACGTGGCGGCGAAGACCCGCACGGCGACCCGCTGCACCAGGGCCTGGGAAAGTTCCGCGCAGAACAACATCCAGCGTTCGCTGACGTGGACGCCGGCCTATGGTGCGCTGGCTCAGAAGCAGAGCCTGTACTACCTGTTCGCCGACTCGTCGAACTACCTCGAACTGTCGATCACGAACACGACGATCACCTGGCGCAAGCGGCGCGGCGGCACGAACTTCGACGTGACCGCCTCGTTCACGCCGGTGGCCGGCACCGCGGTGGTGTTGACGTTCGGCATCAGTTCGAGCCTGGGCGTGACGCTGACCGTCAACGGTGTGGCCGCGACTCCGAACACCACGGACCTGTTCGACATCCAAGCGCTGACGGCCGCGGCCACCGAGGATATCGGCTCAAGCGCCGGCGCCACGGGCGCCTACGGCTCGTTCAAGGATCTGGTGGTGTCCTGAGATGACCTCAGTCGTCGGCATCTGCAACCTCGCGCTGACCAAGCTGGGCGCCGCGCGCATCACGAGCCTGACCGACGACACGAAGCAGGCCCGTGCGTTGAACGCGATCTACGAGGCCACGCGCGACGCCGAACTGGCCGCGCAGCCTTGGTCGTTCGCCACGAAGCGCGCGCAGGTGCCGGCCAGTTCGACGGCACCCGATTTCGGGTGGGACTACTCCTACCCGGCGCCGTCCGACTACCTCGCGATGGTCGAAGTGGGCGAGGACTTCACCTTCTACGCCTCCGACCAGGGCGCACTGTTCCAGCTGGAAAGCGACCCGGCAACGGGCACGATGGCCATCCTGAGCAACGAATCCTCGCCGCTGAACATCCGCTACGTCTACCGGGTGACGAACGCCGGCCTGTTCCCGCCGCTGTTCGTGCAGGCACTCGCGTGCAGGCTGGCCGCCGAGGTGGCCGAGGAACTGACGCAGTCGATCGACAAGCGCACCGCGGCGTGGAAGGAGCGCACGCAGGCCGTGCGCGACGCCAAGCGGGCGAACGCGATCGAGCAACCGCCGCGCCGTCCGCCCGATTCTTCCTGGGTCCGAGCCCTCGACCAACTGAGCGGGTGACGTTGTGAAGCACAACGGCATCCAGACCGCGTTCAACGGCGGCGAACTCTCGCCGCTCATCCTCGGCCGGCCGGATGTCGCCAAGTACGCCAACGGCTGCGCGCGCATGGAGGGGTTCATCCCGACCGTGCAAGGCCCGGCCATCACGCGGCCCGGGTTCGTCTACGTCGGTGAGGTCAAGGACTCGGCCGATCAGACCTGGCTGATCCGCTTCGAGAAGTCCGTCGACGACTCCTACATGCTGGAGTTCGGCGACGGCTACATCCGCTTCTACACGAACCACGGCCAGGTCCAGGTGTCGGGCGTCGCAGCGTACAACGGGGCGACTGCGTACACCCCGGGCGACCTCGTCAGCAATGGCGGCGTGAACTACTACTGCATCGCCAACACGACCGGCAACGCACCTCCGAACGCGACCTACTGGTACGCGCTGACGGGCACGATCTTCGAGATCCCGAGCCCCTACACCGCGGCGCAGCTGACGAACGCCGACGGCACGCTGGCGCTGCGATACGCGCAGACCGGGGACGTCATCTACCTTGCGCATGCCGACGTGAAGCCGTACAAGCTCAGTCGGTACGGCGCGACGGACTGGGTCATCGAGGCCGTTGCGTTCGACCCGCCGCCGTTCAAGTCGCTGAACACCACGACGACCACGATCTACGCATCCGGGGCGTCCGGCGCGGTGACGCTGAACGCCAGCGCCGCGCTATTCACGGCCGCGATGGTCGGTGAGTACGTCTACCTCGGCGAGAAGGACGTGCGATCCACGAAGCAGTGGGAGTCTGGAAAGGCCATCGTGATCAGCGACGAGCGTCGCAGCGACGGCAAGAACTACGTGGCGCTGAACAACGCCACGACCGGCAGCGTAAAGCCGACGCACTCCAGCGGCGCGGTCTACGACGGCGACGCCGGCGTGCAGTGGCAGTTCAACGACGCGGGCTACGGCTGGGCCCGGATCACCGGCTTCACCAGTTCGACCCAGGTGTCCGCGACGGTCGTGGCCACGATCCCGACGAACGCCGTCGGCGCCGGAAATCCGACGACGCGCTGGGCGCTGCAAGCGTGGAACTCGACCGACGGCTACCCCGACCAGGTCACGTTCTTCCGCGAGCGCCTGACCTACGCGCGCGACGAGTCGCTGTGGTTCAGCGTGTCGGCGGACTTCGAGAACTTCAGCTACGAGATCGACGGCGTCATCTCCGCGGACGCCGGATTCGACCGCACGCTGGCCAGCGACCGCGTCAACGCGATCCGGTGGCTGTCGCCTGGCGACGTGCTGCTCGTCGGCACCCTGGGCGATGAGTGGGCGGTGACCGAGTCGACGACGACCGACCCGTTCGGCCCGGCCAACTGCAAAACCAAGCGCCAAAGCACCTACGGATCCAGCCGCGTGGCTCCGGTGCGGATCGGCAACGACACGCTGTTCGTGCAGCGCTCGGGCCGCAAGGTGCGCGCCATGTCGTTCAAGTTCGAGGACGACGGGTTCGACAGCCCGGATGTGACCGCCTTCGCGGAGCACGTCACGCTGACCAATCTGGTGGACATGGCCTACCAGCAAGAGCCGTGGTCTGTCGCGTGGGCCTGCAGGACCGACGGGCGCCTGGTGGGGCTGTCGTTCAATCGCGATCAGGACGTTGTCGCGTGGCACCAGCACCCTATGACCGGAGCGACGGTCGAATGCGTCGAGTGCATCCCGGCCCCGGCCGGGGGCCAGGACGAACCGTGGATCGTCGCGAAGTACACGATCAACGGGTCCACGAAGCGCTACATCGGATACCTAGCCGCGGCGGCCGACAGCGACACCGCGCAAGAGGACTGGAAATACGCCGACATGCTGGCCACCTACGACGGCGCGCCGGCGACGACGATCACCGGGCTGGACTACCTCGAGGGCGAGACGGTGTGGGTGCTGCGCGATGGCGCCCGGCATCCCGACTGCACCGTCACTGCCGGCGCGATCACGCTGCAGCTGGCCGGCAGCGTCGTCCAGGTGGGTCTGCCCTCCGAGTCGACGCTGGAGACGATGCCGCTCGAGACGGCATCGCCGTCCGGCACCGGGCAGGGCAAGACCAAGCGCGTGCACCTTGTGACCGTGCGAGTGAAGGACTCGCTCGGCGGGTTGGCCGGTCCCGACGAATCCAGTCTGACCGAGATCCGGTATCGCTACCCGTCCGCGCCGATGGGCTCGCCGCCGCCGGCCTACACCGGTGATGTGGATGTCGAGTGGCCGGGCGACTACAGCCAGAACGTCGCTGTGATGGTGCGCAAGGACCGGCCGATGCCGATGGCCGTCGTGTGCCTGATGCCGCAGACCTGGGGGGGGGATGGTCGATGAAGCCGCGCCTGGGCGACGACGCCGAGGACGGCCTGCAGCTGCTGGGCGGGCTCGGTGTTTCCGTCTCTGCGGCCTCCGGTGCACCCGCTCTGCTGCGCAGTGGCGGCGCCTCGGTGCTCAAGCGCCAGCGCGAGAACCGGTCCGGCGCGCCGATGGCCCGCCTCATCGGGCGCGACGTGCTGCCGCCGGGGGTGAAGCGGCAATGATGGTCGTCCCCTTCCGCCCAGATCACGTCATGCGCATGGATGTCCAGGTGGCGCAGACGGGCGAACTGACCGCGGAGCGCATGGCGGCGCAGTACGGCCACGCCTGGACCGCGGTGGTCGACGACCGCCCTATGTGCTGCGCCGGGCTGCAGGAGATGTGGCCAGGGCGGGCATATGCGTGGGCATTGCTGGCCCGTGACGCCGGCCGGCACATGATCGCCATCACCCGAGCCGTGCGCGCGCACATCGACCGCGCCCCGTTCCATCGGATCGAACTGGCGGTTGCGGCCGAGTTCTGGCCTGGCGTGCGGTGGGCCAAGCTGCTGGGGTTCGACCTGGAGTGCAAGGCCCGCAAGTACATGCCCAACGGCGGCGACGCCTGGATCTTCGTGAAGGTCTGACCGATGGAAATGATTCCCTACGCCGTCGCCGCGGTCGCCCAGTCTGCGATGGGCGAGATGCAGGGCAGCGCAGCCAACACGCAGGGCGACGTCGCGTTCGGCAACGCGCAGGCTACCCGGCAGCAGGGCAGCGCGCGCGAAGACATGCAGCGCCGGCAGAACGCCATGCGCATGGGTGACCTGCGCGCGAGGTCCGCGCAAAGCGGGTTCGATCCGTCGTCCGGCTCGCTGGCCACGCTGCAGACCAAGAGCGCGGCCGAGATGGAACTCGACGCGCTGACCACGCGGTACGAGTCGGACCTGCGCGTGCTGTCCTTCGACAACGAAGGCCGGGCGCAGCGGTACAACGCCCGCGTCGCCCGCAGGTCGGGCTACCTGAGCGCGGCGGCGACGCTGGCGCAGGCCGGGTCGCAGTCGTTCTTCAAGCCTCGCATCGGGCCTCCGGCTCCGGTCGAGAGCCGCACACCGACCCCGACGGGTTGGGTTCCGAGGGACTGGTAATGCCTCGCATGCCTGCAGCGGCGCTGCCGCAGTACATCGCCAGCAACGACCCGCGCGGGGCGCTGTCGTCCCCGAACCTCGGCGTCGTCGACCTGCGGCCGGTGGCCGGCGCGGCGATGGGGGTCGGCAACGACATCGCCAAGCTCGACCAGTTCAACCAGGTGCAGCAGGAGCAGCGGCGCGCGCAACTCGAGAAGGACGAGGCCAGCAGCGCGGTGCACAACACCGTGTCCCAGGGCCGCGCGATGTGGACCGAGGAACTGCTGAAGGCCAAGAACAACGCATTCAGCGCGGCCGGCTTCACGGACGGGCTGCTGAAGCGCTTCGACACCTGGGCCGAGACGGCGCAGGGCGGCGTGCCGGAACTGGCGAAGCCGCTGCTCAAGGAACGGCTGGGCGATCTGCGCTCGACGCTGAACGTCCACGCCTTCGAGTACGAGATGAAGGCGCGCGGCGCGGCCATCGTCTCCGACTACACCAAGGGCGCGGAGGCCGATGCGCTGACCCTGCTGGCCGATCCGTCGCAGATCACCCAGACGTTGGCGCAGCGCCTGGCCCTGGCCCGCACTTTGGACGTGCCGCCAGAGGAACGGGCGACGATGGCCGAGGCGGCGCGACACAAGTTGTCTTTTGCCGCCGCGCAGGGTTTGCTGCGGGCTCCGAATGGACCCGACCAGGTGCTCGAGCGCCTGGGCATCACCGGCACGAAGACCGACAAGCAGGGCAACCGGATCGCCCCGGACCCGGCGAAGGCGGCCGAGGCCGTCAAGTCGGACCCCATCTTCTCGAACATGAGCCCCGACCACGTCCGCATGATCGCCGACCAGGCGACGATGGCGGTGTCGCAGAGGGAGGCGCAGCGGCAGGCCGATGCCGAGCGCAAGGCGCGGATGGCCGAGATCGAGGCCAACCGCAGGGCGCGCGCCGCGGATCAGGCGTGGGGCGTCCTGTCCACGTCGCTGATGGCGGGGCATTCCATCGACGCGGCAAGCCCGACCAACCAGGCGCTGGTGTCCGCGCTCAACGGCACGCCCTATGCGGCGGCCTACCGCGAGATGCTGGCCGAGTCAGCCAAGCGCACCGCGGCCGCGCTGCAACCGATCCCGGCGCAGGAGGCGCAGCTGCAGTCCCTTTACGCTCGTCGCAACGCTGCCGGCACGAGCCCGGAACTCGACGCGGAGATCAAGCGGCGCGAGGGGGTGCTGAACGCCGCGCGCAAGGAGTACGGCGACGACCCGCTGATGGCGGCCACGCGCCGCGGCGTGATCCAGGCGCCGGCTCCGGTGCAGATGGCCAACGTCGACACGATGCTGTCGACGATCGGGCCGCGGCTGGAGCAGTCCGACACCGTCTCGACCCGCACCGGCCGCGCCGAGTCGCCGCTGATGTCCGCGGAGGCCGACGCGCTGAAGACGATGTTCTCCGGCATGACGCCGGACGCCCGGGGCGCGGCGGCGTACAAGATCGCCAGCAAGCTCGGCCCGGAGAAGGCCCAAGCCCTGGCCAAGCAGATGGACGACAAGGATCCGGTGCTGTCGCTCGCGCTGGGCACGGCCACGCAATGGACTGGGCGCGGCCGGTCGGTCGCGGAACTGGTGTTCCTAGGGGCCCAACGGTTTGCCGACACGAAGACCGGGCGAGCGGGCGAGAAGGGCGACGCGGTGCGGCAATCCCTGCGGTCGTCCATGCTGGAGTACCTGGACGGGAACACGCACGGCGTGGCGGCAATGCCGGCCAAGGCCCGCGAGAAACTGGTCGAGGCGGGGATATACATCAACGCCGGGTTGGAGGCCAGCGGCAGCGACTCGGGCGCCGAGCGCGCGATGCGCCTGGCCATCGGTGGCGACATGATCGACCACAACGGCACGCGCATCCCGGTCCCGATCGAGGTTGGCGCCGGCGCGTTCCGGGACCGCCTGAACCGCTACCCAAGGCAGTCGGTCGAACAGCAGGCCGCGGACGGCTTCGTGTACAGCACCGGCGGCCGGCCGAGGGGCGTCCCCGAGTTCCTGGCCGACCTGCCAACCTCGCAGCTGCAGGCTGCCGGCCACGGCCTGTACTACGTCAAGTCCGGCGCCGGCTACGCGGTGAACCAGCAAGGGCGACCGATTCTGATCGAGGTGCGCTGACGTGGCGCTACTCGACACCTTCCGGCCCGAGTTTGAGGCGCAGGCCCTCAACACGATCAAGGCGCCGCCGCCCCCTCCCGGGCCTGGCGTGTTCCACAACTTCGCCTCCAGCGCCGGCAATGCGTTCATGCGCGGCATGGCAGAGACGGCGCGCGCGGGGTCGATGGCGCTGGCTGCCGTGCCCGTGGCCATCGATGCGCTCGACCTGAAGGACAACTTCAGCGGCGAGCGAGTCGCAGACCGGTACTTCAAGTGGCACGACGAGACGTTCCAGCGCGCGGTGGACTACTGGACGCCGCGGCCAGATGATGTGGGCGCGGCAGGCCAGATCGTCGGATCGCTGGGTGCGGGCCTCGTGCAGTTCTTCGCCAACCCGGCGCTGATGGTCGGGACCGCGCAACTGAGCACGGCCGAGGATCTGGTGCGCAAGGGCGTGGACCCGGGTGCGTCGCTGGTCGCCGGTGACATCGCCGGGCTCTCGACCGTGGCCGGCATCGGCCTTCCGATCTTCGGTCGCACGCTGGGCCAGCGGATCGCCGCCGGCGCGGTGGGCAACCTGGCGACCAACATCCCCGAGGCGGCGCTGAAGCGTGCCGTGGTCAACGCCGCCGGCAGCCCGGAGGCCGCGGCGCAGTTCGACCCGTGGGACGCGCAGGCGCGCATCGTGGACGTGCTGATGGGCGTGGCGTTCGGGGCCAAGTCGCACATGGATGCGCGCACCCGAGACGCGCTCATGGTGATGAACGCCGCCAAGCACATGGAGTCCGCCGCGTTGCCCAACCGAGGAACGGACGCCGAACTGACGCAGGGAGTGGACAACCTGCGCACGGCCGTCGATCAGATGCTGCGGGGGGAGCCGGTGGCGCTGTCTCCGGTTGCTTCGGCCGCGCGCTCTGCGATGGACGGATCGCTTCGCCCGGAGCGTGTCGAGGTGGCCGACTTCTTCGATTCGATCCTTCCGCAGCAGGCCAAGCCGATCGCAGACCCCGACATGGCCTCTGCTGCGCCGCGGCCCGAACCAGACACGACGCAGCCCGGCCCGCCGAGGTTCGCCGACGACCTGAAACTGCCGACCGGCGAGTTCGACGCGACGACGGGTGATCCGATCTACTCGTCCGCGAACGACATCGTCGCGCGCGCCGCCGCGGACGCCGATCGCGTGAAGGCAACGGCGCAGCAACTGGCCGAGACTGCGGCAGCCTGCCTGCTGGGGAGTGTTTGATGGCGACGCCACCTCGGGACTCGATGCGCTGTGTGGCAGCGATCCGCAACGCGGCACAACGGCCGCTGACCGACGACGAGATCACGCAGATCCTGGAGCGCATCCACCGCACCGCGCTGGACATCAAGGCCGGCCGCGTGCAGGCCCCGCCGACCAACCTCGGCAGCCCGCAGGGACTGATCCAGCACGCGGCAACGCTGGAGGCGCAGCGGCTCGTCGCCGAGGCCGACCTGAAGGCGCGCCGGGCCGTGGAGGACGCCAAGGTGGCCGCGACGCTGCAGGCCCAGGTCGGCGCGATGAAGGCCGGCGGCGTGTCGGATGTCGAGGCCGTGCAGCGCCTGCTGGTGAACGAGGCCGACGCGCGCACCGACAACTTCAGCCTGCAGACCCGATACCTGGGGATCAGCCAGTACCTGAAGACCAAGATCCAAGACACCTGGACCGCACTCGGCCCGAGGATCTGGGAATACTTCCAGCGCGGCGAGAAGGCCCGCCTGCTGATCCAGGAACTGAAGGGCGTGGACACCGGCGACGCGATGGCCAAGAAGGGCGCGGAGGCCTGGCGCAAGATGACCGACGAGGCCCGCGAGTGGTTCAATTCCAAGGGCGGCAGCATCGGCCACCTCGAGGACTGGGGCCTGCCGCAGCATCACTCGCAGGATCTGGTGTCCCGGGCCGGCGGCACGCAGGATGCCGCGACCAACCGGCAGGCATGGGTGGACTTCATCCTGCCACTGCTGGACCGCAGCAAGTACACCGACCTGGCGGGTCGGCAGATGACCGAGCCCGAGGTGCGCGAGTTCCTGGCGCGGTCGTGGGACACCATCGCCACGGGCGGCGCCAACAAGATCGACCCGGGCAAGCCGAAGGGCAACGGCGCGAGCGCGAACCGGCATGCCGAGGAGCGGCAGATCCATTTCAAAGACGCCGACTCGCTGCTGACCTACTGGGGGAAGTTCGGTGACCGCACGTTGCCCGACATCCTTATGGGGCACCTCGACTCGATGGCCAAGGACATCGCCTTTGTCGAGCACTTCGGCAGCAACCCGAACGCGATGTTCCGACTACTGCGCGACACGGCCGAGGTCAGCGCCAAGGAGGCGGCGCCGCATGAGTCCGGGAAGGCCGACAAGGCGCTGGCACGCCTTGACCGGCTCTACGACTACGCCGCCGGGCGCTCGCTGCCCGTTGCGGACCAGACCGTCGCCAAGGCGTTCGACGCCTTCAAGAACCTGAACGTCGCCGGCAAGCTGGGGTCCGCGTTCTGGGCATCGCTGATCGGCGACAAGCCGATGTTCGAGGCGCTGCGGATGGCCAACAACATCCCGGCCTTCCAGGCATGGTGGAACGAACTGCGCCTGCTGAACCCCGCAAGCGCGCCGGAGCGCCGCGCGCTGCGCCGCAATGCGCTGATGCTGGACTACATGACCCAGGCGATGGGCCGGTTCGGTGACGACCTGGGCAAGTCGTCCTTTGGCGGCAAGGTAGCGAACGGCGTGATGCGCGTCAGCGGCATGGCCGCGGTGAACGAATGGCGCCGGGGGGCCTGGGCGCTGTCGGCAATGGACACGCTCGGGCACCTTGTCAGCACGAAGGACTTCGGCCAGATCGGCAAGCAGGACATGCGTCTGGTGCAGTCCTACGGCATCACCGAGCACGAGTGGAAGGTGTGGAAGCTCGCGGGCCTGGATGACCTTGGGCACGGCAACAACACCGCGCTGACGCCCGAGGCGGTCATGCGCATCACCGATGCCGACCTGAAGGCAGCGAGCCTCATCGCGCAGGCCGACACAGGCGCGGAGGCGGCGCAGGTCCGGCGCGACGCGGCGATCAAGCTCATCGGCGCGCTGACCGCGGAGTCGCACAACGCGGTGATCGAGCCCGGGTGGAAAGAGCGCGCCATGATGTACGGCGGGCTGCAGCGCGGCAATGTGCGCGACGAACTGACCCGCAGTTTCTGGCAGTTCAAGGCGTTCCCGTTCACCCAGTTCGAGAAGATGTGGCAGATCGCCACGTCCAGGCCGACGACCGGCGGGAAGATCGGCTACGCGACGATGCTGCCGGTGATGATGACGATGGCCGGCGCGATGATGATCCAGGTGCAGGAACTGCTGGCCGGGCGCGACCCGCGGCCGATGGCGGACTGGAAGTTCTGGGGCGCCGCGTTCATGAAGGGAGGAACGCTCGGTCTGTACGGCGACTTCCTGTTCTCCGGTGCGGGCACGACGCGCTACGGCAGCGGGCCGCTGGAGGCCATTGCGGGTCCAACCATCGGCGCCGCGGCCACGCTGGCGGCGTTCGCTGCCAAGGCCCCCGGGCAGATCGCTGAAGGCAAGGAGCCGCAGATGGCCGCTCAGTCGATCAACATCCTGAAGGGCTTCGTGCCGGCACAGAACCTCTGGTACACCAAGGCTGCGACCGATCACCTGATCTTCCAGCAGGCGCAGGAGGCGGTGAACCCGGGCTACCTCGCCGGCGCCCGCGCGCGTACACTGAAGGAGTTCGGCAACGATTCCTGGTGGGTTCCTGGCCATCCATGGCCGGATCGCGCCCCCGACCTCGGCCACGCATTTGAGTCACGTCCTTGACTGGCTGATACGCAGCGTCCTCCTGATCGCCTTTCTGGCGTTCTGCGTAGGCTGCATGGCCGCGCCGCTGTGGATCGTGGCGCGCATCCCGCTGCCGGATGTCGTGGCCCCGCTGGCGCACCTGGTCGCCGGAATCGCTGGGCTGTGGTTCGCGCTGTGGGTGGGCGCCAAGGTGACCGGCTCGCGTTTCTGACGCAATCCGTTTCTAGCCTGCGTGGCAACACTCGGAGAGGAC